GAAGGTGGAGAAGTGCGAATACTAAACGATGATGAAGTGTTAGGGACCATAGGTGATCCTGAATCAGTTCTTCATTACATTTAACATAGGAAGGAAACTATGCCAACAGAGAACGAAAATAAGAAACCTTCAGAAGAATTAATTGACGTCGGCGAAACAGAAGGCGCAGAAATTAATCTGAATGATAAAGGTGAACCAGAAAAAGTTGAGGCACCTGCAGAAGAAAAAATAGAAGTTGAAGAAGTATCTGAAGTTGACAAAACTTTTGAAAACGAAAGAGAAACTAAACTTGAAAAAAAAGAAGAAAAGGACGAGTTAAAAGAATATAGTGATGGCGTTCAAAAACGTATTGCTAAACTTACTCGTAAAATGCGTGAAGCTGAAAGGCAAAGAGAAGAAGCTATTGCCTTTGCAGAAGCAACTAACAAACAAAAGAGTGAGTTAGAAGGAAGACTATCTAAACTAGATAAGTCTTACACTTCAGAGTTTGAATCAAGAGTAAAAACTAATATGGCAGCAGCCAAGTTAGCTTTAAAAAATGCTATTGAATCTCAAAACGTTGAAGCTCAAATTGCAGCGCAAGAACAGATTGCTAATTTAACAATGGATGGGGCTAGACTAAATGCAATGAAAGTTGCTGAAGCGTCTAAACCAGAACCAGTTAAGGATGTAAATATTGCACCTCAAAGACCAGCTCAAACAGCACCTACTGACCCTAAAGCAGAAGAATGGGCAGCTAGAAATACTTGGTTTGGTAATGATTCAGCAATGACTTACACAGCTTTTGATCTACATAAAACACTTGTAGAGCAAGAAGGTTATGATCCTAAATCTGACGAATATTATGCAGAAGTTGATAAAAGAATAAGACTTGAATTTCCGCATAAATTTGATAAGGTGGATGATACTACTACAGAAAGAGTAAAACCTACTCAAAATGTAGCTTCGGCTAAACGTTCAGCCTCAACCGGACGCAGAAAAACTGTTAAACTCACGCCTTCACAGGTAGCAATTGCTAAAAGATTAGGTGTGCCGCTAGAAGATTATGCAAAACAATTAAAAATCACGGAAGGAGCATAAAATGGAAAATGATAAAATCAAAACTTCTCGTGCGAGTCAAACAAGAGACAAAATTGAATCTGTAAAAGTTTGGACTCCACCCAACTCACTTGATGCACCACCAGCGCCAACTGGATATAGACATCAATGGATACGTGCCGAGATACTCGGACAATCAGATGCTAAAAATGTAGCATCGTCTTTGAGAGAAGGATGGGAATTAGTGAGAGCTGATCAATATCCCGAAACTCAATATCCAACGATGGACACAGGCAGATACGCTGGAGTAATTGGAGTGGGAGGCCTATTGCTGGCTAGGATACCAGAGGAGATTGCGCTTCAAATCGATGCTTATTATGAAAAACAAAATCAAGCAAAAGAAGAAGCAGTAGAGAACAATCTTATGAAGGAACAGCACCCAAGTATGAAATTCCATAAGGAATCTAATACTCGTGTAACTTTTGGTGGTACAAAGAAATAGTTCTTTTAACAATTTCTAAACCAACAAAATAAATTAATCCGTACTTGGCTATGTAGCCAAGTACATAATTAAGGAAAACAACTATGGCAAACCAAACAGCTGGTTTTGGATTTAGACAAGCTCCTACAGTAGGATCAACTCCTGCTACAGGCGGTCAAGCTGAATACAAGATCAAATCAGGTTTAGGTGTTGGGATTTTTCAAAACAATCCTGTTTCACAGCAACATACGTCAGGTGACGATGGGTATCTACAAGATGCTGCAGCGGCTACTATGGACGATGGAATAACTGGAGGAGCAGGTTGGTCAACTGGAACATCTAACATCCAACCAATCGTAGGCGTGTTTAATGGAGCTTTTTACATAAATAGTTCTACAAGCAAACCTACTTTCGCTAACCACGTTTTAGCTAGTACTACGTTCGGAACGGACTACAATACTGGTTCAAGCGACGGAATCGGCTTGGTTAACGACAACCCTATGCAAGAATATACTTGCAAAGCGGATGCAGCGGTAACTCAAGCTAATCTTCTAAACACTTTTAACCCAACTGATGGAGCAACTGTCGGTACTTCAACTAATGGTCAATCGACTGTTAAATTGGATATTACTGGAACAGCGGCTACTTCAATGTTTAGAATTGTTAGAACAGCAAACGATCCGGCAAACGATGACAATACTGCGATTGACTCGAACGTAATAGTTCAAGTTTCTCCAGCGGCGTCAATTTCTAACTAATAGGAGCATATAGATATGGCAATATCAAGAGCACAACTAGTTAAAGAACTAGAGCCAGGTTTGAATGCACTATTCGGCTTGGAATATAAACAATACGGCGAGCAGTGGACTGAAATTTTCGACACTGAAACATCTGACAGAGCTTTCGAAGAAGAAGTAATGTTAGCTGGTTTCGCAAACGCAGCAGTTAAACCTGAAGGCCAAGGCGTTCAGTTTGACCAAGCGCAAGAAACTTTCACAGCTCGTTACACTAACGAAACGATTGCTTTAGCATTCGCTATCACAGAAGAAGCTATTGAAGACAACTTGTATGACAGACTTGCGTCTAGATATACAAAAGCTTTAGCAAGATCTATGGCGTCTACTAAAAATATCAAAGGTGCAGCGGTACTTAACAATGCATTTGACAGTAACTTTGCTGGTGGAGATGGTAAGGAGCTTTGCGCTACTGACCACCCAACTATGGCAGGTACATTTGCAAATGAATTAGCAACACCAGCTGAACTTAATGAAACTTCATTAGAACAGTCGTTGATTGACATCGCGGCTTTCACTGATGAAAGAGGCCTAAAAATTGCGGCGCAAGGAGTTAAATTAATAATTCCTTCAGCTCTTCAATTTACTGCTGACAGACTTATGAATTCTGCTGGTAGAACAGGTACAGCTGATAACGACATTAACGCAATCAGAAATATGGGAATGATCTCTGGTGGATATGTAGTAAACAACTACTTAACTGCTAATAAGAAATTCTTTATTAAAACTGATGTGCCTAATGGAATGAAGCATTTCAACAGATCACCTATCAAGACTTCTATGGAAGGTGACTTTGATACTGGTAACGTTAGATACAAAGCTAGAGAAAGATACGTATTTGGATTTTCTGATCCAAGAGGCGTATTCGGATCAAACGCAACGTAATCAATAAAATTTAGGGGCCGACACAATTCGGCCCCTTTTTCAATATAGGGTGAGAAAATGACTAAATTCCTAGTAAATATATGGGCGTACGATCGCCACGCAAAATTCCAAGTAGAAGCAGAAGATAATCCAATTTCTTTAGAACAATCAATAGTTGACAAGCTAGGGAAAAATGATATTATCTGGGAAACAACGGGAATGTTTTCTCCGTTAAATCGAATAACTTATGAGGAGGTTATTGATGATACAAGACCTATACAAAGCAAAAAGGTCCTTGGAGTTGAAGTGGGAACAGGAGCATCTATCTAATGGTAGATATACTCTTGAAATGGTCAGGATCGATGACAAAGTTAAAGAAGTCATCACAAAGATCAAGCTGGAAGAAGCGGCTATTGCTCACAGGCAGAACACTATTGAAGGTTCGGCTCCACAAGTTTCTGTAGCTACTTAATAAAAAAGCTACATCGTTGAAAAATCACTTCACATTGCAGGCTCTCTTGCGCTCTACTTAAAACTAGTATATAAATTACTCACTATACATTAAACAAATAAGTAAATATAAACGCGTATAGTCGATATGCCCTAGGTAATTATATTTACGTATTCTAGGAGGAATATAAAATGACAACTAAAACAACTTTCACAGGAATGGTTAGATCCAACGGTGGAAACAGAGCAAACTATGCAGGTAGTATGTCTATGGTAGCTCAATTTCACGTTCCAGCAACTAACGCAGCAGCAGGAACTGACGCACAAGTATCATCAACTGATACAGGAATCGTTAGACTTCCAAAAAATGCAATCATTGATTATATAATTTTCAATGGTCAAGCAGCAGCAGGTGGAAAAATCGATATTGGATTTGTAGATTTAGTAGATGGTGTAACTTTTGTTGATACTGATGGCTTCGTTGATAATGGAGCTGCAGATGATGCACAAGAAATGATTCTACCAAGTTCTGCAACTGCAGGAAATGATTTAGGCCTAACTAAAATGACTCACGATATTAAAATTGTAGCTGGTCAAGGTGCAGCAGCAACAGCTGGTACTTTAGATGGTACAATTTTTTATCACGTTCAAGACGAAGGTAAAGAGTCTGCGTAATTAATTAATTGAGTGTGGGCTTCGGCCCACACAAAATTTAACAGGAGAAACAAATGGCATCATATTCAAGTGATCAACAGGTAGCCCACGCTACAGCAGACGCACAAATGGTTCCTTTAGGACAAAGAGCTAGAATAACAGGCATTCAAGCAGAAGGTGCAGGAAGCTCTAGTATAATTTTTAAATCTGGAGGAGCAGCTGGAACTGTAATAGCTACATTTAAATTTGGAACTGAAGGAATAGATTTTTATGTTCCTGGTTCTGGAATTTTATTTGACGACGGAATTTATTTAGATTTAACTGCAACACCTGGTGTTACTATAACATTTACGTAGGATTAAATTGTGGCTACAATAACTTACACAGTAACCGTAGCAACGGGAACTAATCAATACGGTACC